NGCTTGTGGGCTTACTCCTGTGAATAATTTTTGTATTGTTCTACCTATAAGGGTGGCTGATTTTATGTTTATATTTGTTGGTCCACCTGGCGCCCAAAATCTACTGAATACTTTGGACACTCCAGTTGAAGCTGTCCTATAAAGAGGATTAGTTCTATGTATAGCAGTTGTTGCCTTTAGGCCTTTCCCAGCTTTGCTAAGACCAAATAATGTTGTTATGTCTTGTGCCCCAGGACTTAATGCTACTTTCCCACCTGCAAATGCCCCTGTTGTTGATGCTAATGCACCTACACCTAAATACTCTATCATGGGCGAGCCTGCCGGCTCTACTCCTGATACCTGTCTTTCTGCTTCTAATGGCAGCTGACCTGTTGCCTCTCTTATTTTGTTGGATACCCATTCCTGCCCTCTTGTAAACCAGCTTTTCTGTTCCGGTGTTGTTGGCTGGATTGGTGCTGGCTGTCCAAATTGAGCTCCTGCTCCTGCTTCTATGCTTGGTGCTGGTCTAAAACCTGCACCTGCTGGTATTGGCTTTCTTTTTAGCTTGCTCTTTAGCGGAGTCCTTCCCCCTGTTGCAATACCTTCAAATCCTTTTCTGACTACCATTTTATTTAGGCCATATCTCCTTGACAGGTATTCTCCATCCTGCCAGTCCTGCTATTGCCATGCAGATTACTGTTCTTAATGTTCCATTTATCCCCATGTACATTGCATATACCTGTATTGCAGCCAGGCATATTATTGCAGTTATAACAACACTATTAGAGTCTGAGTTCATTTCCTGCCCTCCATTTCAGCTGTTGTATCATTTGGCTCCATTGCCTGCTCTTTCTCCACTTCAGGCTTTTCTGACAGCATCTCATTCTGTATTATTGCAGGGAATTCAAACTCCACCAGTAGATTTAACTGGTTTAATATCTGCTCCTCTATCTGCAGTTGGTCTTCTTCTGTTGCTCTTTGGAAAGCCATGAATGCTATCTTCACGCTTGCTTCTGTCAAATTCTTTGAGCTGCCTAGTATGACTGATGGTATGTTTACAGCCTGGTAGAAATAATCATTCAATGTGTCTATCCATGTCATAGAATTTAATGTTGCATTAGCAGCTGTTGTTACAAGTTCAGGCACTACTGCACCTTTGGGGATATACATGTTCTCTCCTTTTCCTCTTGCTGCATCCATCTTTGCCTTGAATGCTGCTATTTTTGAAGTATCATCAGTGTCCAGATGGAATATCCACAGCGGGTCTATGTTCCTGTGCAATACCCTGTCCCAGTCAGCCATGGCCTGGTTTCTGTATTTTATTATATTCTCCACAGCATCTATTACACTAACACCGTGTATCTCATCAGCTACCCTGTTACGGGCCAGATGGAATATTTCCTCAGGCTCAAACTTTTTTACAGCCTTCTTAGTCTTGCTAGTCTGTTCATATCTTAATATTCTTCCTTTCCTGTCAGCCACTATTCTTATTACCTCAGGGTCCAAAGGTTTTAGGTTTATCAGTATGCCATTATCATCTGTAATTATCTCGGCAAATGCATCTCCGCCTATGAGCATTGTCCTGACCATGTTCTCCATGATTGTGTTGAATGTATCTTTGCCCCAGCCTTTTACTGCATCCAGGATTAGGGTTGTTATTTCATCTGCCTTGTAACCTTTTCCTATTGTCCATCTTGCCTTTGCATCTATTGCTGCATTCAGTTCAGGTATCTTCTTGTAATAGCCGAACTGCTGCGTCCAGTTTGTGTTCTGATATGTTGTCTCCTTCTGGTCAGTAGGGCCATCTGTCGAGAGAGTATCTACCTCATAATAGTTGGTTGTCCCACTCCCGAACTGAGTGGCTAAATCACTTCTTTCTGCATTTGTTATGTTTGTTTCAGGCAATTTCTTCACCTACCATTGGCTCTATCCAATTAGTATATTTATCGTCATTTAGTTCTTCTTCTGATTTATACTCTTGTACAATCTTCACGCTTTCTTTTATTTCTTTTATTAGCATTTCTTTTGATGTTATGTATTTTAGATTATATATAAATGTGTTTGGCACTACATCAACGTTTACCTTGATTGTTTCTCCGTCTCTCTCTATTTTAGTTATTATCATCTAAATAGTCCTACCCTTCTTAGCCTGCATTGTATGTCCTGGTCACCGCTTGTATGAGTGGTTGAATAGACAATTTTCAGGTATCTGTATCTTGTCTTTGTTAATTTATGGTCATAATAGATTTCTGTTGTGTTTGAGTCTGATAATGATACCGAGTCTATCTGGGTGAAGTTTATATTATCATTGGAGTATGATGTGGTGACACTTCTATCTGCTGCTGAAGCTGCCCCCATCACCATGCTGAAGTGTATTATTGTATTATGGACATATACTCTTTTTCCCAGGTCCAGGATTAATGTTGTTGTATATGTGGCTGGAGTTGCCGGGCTGTCCCATAGCAGATATTCAGTTAAATCGGTGCTGTAGATACTCATTATTGAGTTTGTGGCAGTATGTGCCAGAGTATATGTATTAATTCCTGCTGCGTCCACTATGCTTTGTGTCAGGTCATCAGCCCTTCCAACATCTATGGAACTTGGACTAAGTCCCTCTATCATGTTTCTTGGCTCAAATATTTTGCTTGTTGTGTTTATGCCCATTTTGGTATTACCTCATCTAAAGTTGGTATTTTCCCTTCATCTCTTTTATCAAATGGAGTGGCTACTCCTGCTTGTATGCTTGCTTCATTGATGTTTAATCCCTTGTGAACTATAGTGCCTAACAACCTTCCCCACTTGCCTACTCTTTGCTGGGGATTGATTAGGATATCAACTTCTTCGTTTAGTATCTGGCCTTCCAGCCATGACTTGGCAGCTTCTCCGCCTTCATTCATTTCAGGTGCATTTGTGTCCAGCATTCTTACAGGGAAATCAAAGTCCCTAAATGCACACTTTACTCTTATAGTATCTCCATCTATTACTTTTACCACAAAACCCCTAAAATCATATAATATTTGCTTGTGAGGGCTAGCGAAATAATAGAAGTCCATCTGTGAGTTTGCCAGTTCCGGAAATCTTTTAAAATCATGTGCCATCTTTTATGAATTTCCTGTGCTTTTCATCTCTTAACAAACCGAAGCCTGTTAATTTATTATCTCTTAGTATGTTTACCATGTCTTCTGCTTCTACTCTTGATGTGTACCCGCCCATGTCATAGGATATTATTTTGATTGCTACCATGTCTGAGCAAAGGTCTCTTAAAAAGTTTTTTCCTACCGTGCTTAGGGTTGAGTAGTTTGTGACGTAATCGTATCTTGCTATTGTGCTAATCTTTGCTGATGCACCGCTTATCCATGTGTCAATGTAAGCACTTCCTGATATATCTGATACACCTACTCCTGCTTTTATTATTGCCTGTCCGCTTGTGCATAGGTTTGTCATGTTGTTTCCTAGTATAAGTAAATATTTAAACTTTTGTCCCGCATGCACCATGCTGCTCTTGTGAGAGCTTCCGTGATGTGGTCATATTTACCAAAGATTTTGATGTTTCCCTGGTCTGTATATTCGTACTGGATTGACTTTAAAGACAACATAACCTCAGGACTTTCCATGAGCTGTATTGCTTTCTTTTCCATGAGATGAAGTAAGTTATTATACAAATCTTCCTTCAGTAGTTTCTTGTATTTCTTCTCTTCATTGTCGAGGCTTCTTGTGGCATTGTTGATTGGCACTACTTTTCTCTTTGTCTGGTCATCCATCAACAACGGGTCAAAAACTCCCGAGCCAACCCCCCCATCATCCACAAATATCTTTTTGTACTTGTATGTCAGGTCATTTCTCTTTATCCTTGCCACTGTTTCCGGTAATAGTGTTTTTCTTGTGATTTCCATGTCTATTTGTTTGCAGTTATCTTTGTTCAGTTTTGCCAGAGATACCAGGGCTGTTTCATCTTCACCCATCCTCGCAACATCTACACCTAAGAAATTCTGAGTGCTGCCGGAAATAGGCGAGGTATTATAGCCCTGTAGAGACATACAATCCTTTATTAGTGCTGTTGGAAAGAATTGCCTTAGTTCATCGATGAATTCGCCCAGGTATTCCTGTGCATACTGGACCTTTGTCATTCTTGCCTTTTCCCTGTCCAGGAAGTCCTGGTCTTTTCTCGGGCAGTCTTCACTTGATATATGGAATTTTGTGAAGCTCTTGTCTGTGAAGCATCGGGCAAAATAACCTTCTCTTCCGTGAGGGGTAGATAGAAGGATTATCTTGCCCTTTGTTATTGCGAGCATTGGCGTGACAGCAGTCCAGACTTCTTCAGGAATGAATGCTGCCTCATCTGCTATTAATATGTGGATTGTATAGCCCCTTATTGTTCTTCCATCAAGACCTACAGGCAGACAGTAGATAGTGGAACTATTTGTGAGTCTTATTCTTGATTTTGTAGGCCTGTATCTTCCTTTCATGAGATAATCACTGTAATTCTTGTAAAGATAGTCAAAAGTCTTCTCAAAAAGCAGATATGCCTGCCTTTCTGATGCAGCTATTATCATTATGTTCTTTTTCCTGTGTTTTACTGCATATTCAGCTGCTTTTATAGCTATGACTGTTGATTTGCCTACCTGTCTGCCTGATCTTAGGCAGATGTTAGTCTTTGTCTTTAGGACTTCTTTTTGCCACGGGTCTAGCTTTAACATTTGGTTTTGGCACTCTCAATAGTCTTTTCTTTATGCCGTGAAGGATTAGCCTGTTCATGTATATCATGTTCTCTGCCTGTTGTATTGCTGCTATGCATCCATCTTCTGCTCTTTTTAGGATTAGATATTCATCTTTCATTTTTTACTCCTATTAATTCTACCCTGCCTTTTGTATAGGTGAGTTGTTTAATTAGGTGCCACTTTAGGCATTCAAGTATGGTTATACATTGATGAAAAGAGTATCCATTTAATAGTTTCATTATTTCTTTTTGCGCTTTTCCTTCTTTATTCATTTTATCCCCAACTCGTATCTAGCTACTCTTATATATTCTCTTGCAGTTCTTCTTGCCACATTGCATTTACTCATCACTTCTATAATAAATTTCTTTTCATCAATCTCTCTTCCCTCTTTCTTGCACCTG